CGTTGGAAATGTTTGCGAGGTTGTATTCAGAAATACTACGAGACAAACGAATATCCAACATACAAGACAAATAGTCGGGTACACCATAAAACAGATAACCAGGTGAGTATTGTTTGATGTGAATAATCTGACGGTCGGTAAAATTGTTCGGGTCAAACTCGTGGAACTCGATAATTCCTGCCTTTCTCCAATTGACCCAGTCATGACAATAGTACCATTTGTCAGTTGTCAGTTCATAGGTCTCGGGTGCCTTTGCACGCATATACTTCGATGGAATCACATGAAACCCTGCGATACCTTCCCTACGGTCTTTTTTCCAGACAATTTCAAGGAAAAGGTTGCCACCCACGATGAACTCCCAAAACATCTGTTTAATCACATCGTTGAGGGTCTGTTTTGAGTTTATCTTGTAGTCTTGAGTGAAACCTCTACCACTCGCATTATCAACCTTACTACGGATACACGCATTGTGAATTGGAGAGAAATCAGCATAATCATACCATCTCTCAATCTCCATATTGTCAAGACCCCATCTTACAAAGACCTCGTTCCTATTTATTTTCTCCACGAACCTCTCGGGAGTAATCATTCCAAAATTCAACGTATCAACTTTCATCATTGTATGGGTTGTATAATATAAATACCTCTGAGTCTCCACTATAAGAGACAGGATTGTTTTGGTTAACACCCACCACGGTCATCATGGTCTGATAGACCAATTCTTGGGATAGGTTTGGATTTAGGTTTTGTGAATTTGTTGTTTGAGAATAAACCTCCACATAATACTCCCCTGGTATGAGATGGACATTACAACTACCACATGTTGTGTTTCCCGTTAATGACTCAGGAATTGAGGTGTTAACCGTGATACAAAATAGGTCATAAGAGGGGGTATAGTCAACAGATGGGATTACTCTAAAGGGAATAAAGTAATAACTACGATTGGTCAACTTGTGATTGACATACCATAAATAGGTATTGTAGGTCAAGTCGAGGTTGTTCCTCGTACAGACCATAGGCACTTGATTTGTTTGATTTTGTTCTACGTAAATCATGGACAATTTATATATGTAATTGTTAAAGAAACGGTTGACGCTGTTGGTAAATACAAACCATCATCAAATCTGAATCCCATACTTTGTGTTGTAATATCGGATGGATAGTATTCACTTGTCTCACATTCTGGATTCCATGGATAATTCAGTCTGTTAAAAGTCATACCACTATTACTTCCGAAGATGTATGGAATCCCCCAAATGAGTTCATCATCTACCCTTCTCCATAACGCAAAAGGTTCACCACAAGTATATGTTCTTGGTGTGGTACCAGTATACTCACCCAATCCATATATCGTATTAGGTTCATATTGACAATATATTCCGTTAACCCCATTAATGTCAAGACTGAAATCCAATTCGAAACATTGACACTCAGGTGTATATTGACTCGGAGTTGGGGTCATCGTTGGAGTTTGGGTAGGAGTTTTTGTTGGGGTATACGATGGGGTGGGTGTCGGACTCTTGGTAGGAGTCATCGTAGGGGTAGGTGTCGGAGTAGGTGTATTAGGTACAAACTTAACCACCGAATCCAAAATTGGTCTTTGTTCCCCCAAATAATTGGAGAATTGTTTCCTTAAGAATACCTTGCTCATTGTGGTGGAAGGGGTGGATTTAATGGTCCCAACCAATCGATAAGGGGAAGGTTCTTAACCCAAAAGTCATCGAAATACATACACTGGTCCATCTCCTCGGTTGATATCACCCAATTGGAGTTGATGTCTTGGACGGGGTTAAAGTACCAGTCGTGTTGAACCAATTGTCCAACCAACAAATCTTTTTGTTCTACTGTCAATAATCCTACTTTCATCTTAGTATGTATTTCGACCGATTGAGGTCATAAAGGTGTTTATTATCGTTGATAGGGTTGTAATTTGTGATGAGGTAATTCCCGAAGCAACTGCAGCAAATCCTAATGTGTGGTTTGAATAATCTCCTGCGGTGGTTGCGGCGTGAATCAAAATAGATTGTGCTGGTAATGAACTTGAATTTGTATTCGTTCCAATCGATGTTCCGTTTCTATAAAAAGTTAGTGTTGTCGATTCTTTAAGTGCGATATACAAACCATCAGCGCCAGGTGAATCCGATACTTGAACTGGAATATTACCACCTACAATACCATAAGAATCCGCATTTGCTGAATACTTGGTGATGATGTATGCGTCATTACTTGCTTCTTCACGACCCATATCATAACCAGATGAATTAGTTGATAGAGAATACGCAATTAAAGTTGTATAACCACTTGTAATATATGAATCCGCATACCCATTTGTTCCGTTGCCAGTTTCACCTGATGAGTTGAATGTCATTCCACCGTTATATGTCAAACGATATGCGGAATTTGAATCTGTTGGATTTACCGCATTAAACTTACAACCCGCACTATTCTCCCCTAAAAATGGATACATACCAATCATTTTAGTATAGAGTCCATTATCTTTTAATTGTGTGAATAAAGTGCTGGTTGCTGCGGAAATGGTTGAGGTCAATCCTGACCCACCAGCATTTACAACTGCGTTCAAATAAGTAATTGAATCATCATCCAAACAATCATATACGGTCTGTGCTGATAATGTGTAATTACCCGCAGACAAATTCAATGGTAGGTAAGTTGTTCCTGTGATATCAAAACAGGTCTGACCAGTGATGTAGTTGTTGGAACCATCCAACAAATCCCAATTCCATGCGGGTGCACCATTTGTGGTTTTTTCAGTTAAGATTCTGTAATCTGTATTTGCGGACAATACAATTTTTCCGTTGTTATCATTCCATGTTCCATACCATTGACCTGAGTTTGCGGTCGATGCTGAGATAACCAAATCGTTATAGTTGGTTGCGGTAAAGGTAAGACCTGAGAATAGGGTGTTGATAACTGCTTTACCACTAGTTGAATAACTCATACCCCATTTGTCTCGAAGGTATGTTTCAACTTGGTCAAAATCACTCTGTGATAATGGTTTGTTGTAAACCAATACCTCATACATTTCCCATGGTTGGTTTTGTGTTGAAGATTGGGTAAAGGTCGTTGTTAACTTATACCCCATCATACCGAATGAGTTCAGGTTTTTACCCTGAGTTGAGAAATTGGATGTATAACCACTGGTTTGTGTGGTTGCTTTATACAGGGTCCCTTCATAAATGGTTGTAGATTTTGGTTGTGTCGTTGGAATGTTTTGAGTATAATCATAACTAAATCCATTCAACACATATCTACTTGTTCCAACATAGTTTCCATTATTATTATAGTTGGTTTCGTATTGTGAATTGTAGACAGTAGTTGAACCTGATGTAATTGGTTGTCTATCAATCATCTGTCTATAACCGAATGTAAGACCTTCACCTGATGTCAATGCAGTATAGTTTGAGTTCCACATCGTAATTGGAACAGGGTTAATTGGTAATGAACCCGTAAGTGGGGTTGCACCCGCATAACGACCTGCCCAGAACATGGTGAATCCACTTGTTGTAGGCATATTGGTTGTTCCACGATTGAATAGAATCTCTCGTGTGGTTCCCGTGTTTTGGAAATAAACCGCATTTGTGGAACCTGTCGAACCAGTAGTTATGAACAATGGTCTACGGTTTGCAGTCTCCGCAGAAATAGGATACGTCAACAATCCTTTTGAATCCCACTCTTGGACATAGGTGTTTGTTCCTTCGGTTGTTAAAGTCAGTGTTGATACATCACTCGCATCAAACCAAATCTGTAAATCACCCAATGAACTTGGACTAAATCCTCCCGCACCTGATGGTGTCATCGTTGGAGTGAGGGTTGGTGTCATAGACGGAGTATACGTCTGTGTGGGGGTCTGCGTTGGAGTCTGAGACGATGTAATGGATGGAGTCGGTGTTTGAGTAGGTGTTTGACTTGCAGTGATACTCGGAGTTGGGGTTGGAGTTTCAGTATTTGTCGGTGTCACAGTCATCGTGGGTGTCACAGTTGGTGTTTGAGTATTGGTTGGTGTTATACTCGGAGTCGGTGTCGGTGACGGACAAGGGATACTTAAATCACAATACTTTTCATAAAGAGGGAAATATATCAAATAATAACCCAAATAATCGGTCGTTGTATAGTCATAGGGAAGTGTCACACCCGTAATTACATCAGTATTACCAGTACATCCCGTGAAGTAAATATCACACGGAATTCCGTCAAAGTTTTGTGTTGTTATACGAACCGTTTGCATTATTTATTTGATATTAAGGGGTTGAAAAATCTGCAAAATGTCTTACGAATATATCATTTCCCATAACTTCAAGAACACATAAATCTACTCCATTATTTGTTATATTTGGAAAAGCACCACCTTGACATAGAATATCTTTTCCACCACTATCAAAAGCGAGAGTTATAGTATGAG